AACTTCAGTTACTTTGCAATTCGGCGAAATGTGGTTTTCTGGTTTGTCTAATACTTCGCAGTCAATGCGGAGCCCTATCTGCTTTTCTGCTTCAGTTGCTTTGCGATACCTATCAAGTTTCTTCTTAGCAATTGTTATGATTCCAAAGTCTTTGCTAAAGCCATGAAAGTAGTGCTTATGTTCGTACAGCAGCTCAACAAGACCTGAATTAACAGCCGTTTGATTAACTAGGATGTCGCCTTTTTTAAACTCACTCATGGCTGACTCCTTAAAACATATTGCTTTGCCATGCGCAGAACATCTCCACGGCTTTTAAACTTAGGACTTCTTAAAACATCCCCTGTCTCACTATCAAATTCAGATAATTCCCAAAAGATAAATTCTCTCAACAAGCTGAAAGCATCTTCACAATCCCATTCGTTATATTCAAAACTCGACTGTGACCAGAACATAGCTGTGCCTTTTAAGACTCCACACATGGTTGCGTCTTCTCTATCAGCAGGCATAAAGTATTTTTCAGAATATCCACCACATTGAATCAATAGGGTTTTAGCCTTTTTGCTAAGTTTCTTAAGAATTCGTTTGCTCATCCCCGCCTCCGTATATTGATTCGTAATCAGCAATTGCATGAAGCAACTTGTATCCAGCAGATTCAGGTTTATCTTTGCAATGAGACAAGTCATATAGTTTTAAGTCCTCAATGCCACCCCATGATTCAACCAAATCAACCGACTCCACAAGACGTTTAAGCTCAACCAAATCTACAAAATACTTCTCACGATCTGCTGGGCTGATTTCTACACTTTGACCACATTGGAACTCATAACCCTCATTCCATTCAGTTGCGTTAGAAGGGGCTGAATCTACGATTTCCTTCGCGTATTGCAGTCCTTTATCTCTAATCAATTTAGTTGCTTTCATGGCTGGCTCCTTTCTCATCAAGCTCTTTACGCGCCAACCACCACAAAACCACCGCACCGCAAAGTACTGCTGTTACACACGAAATGAGTAAGCCCCATCCCAAAAACTCGAATTTGGTCATGCTGATTTCTCCCAACTGACGTCTATCAGGCTTGGTCTAAACACCACAACACAGCAACCAAAAGGTGCATTCGTTTTAGAACCGCCAAACTTTAAGCGGCCACGAATAAAATGAATTTCACGACCCAAACAATAGTCTTGAAACCATCGGGCATCAGTTCTTACTGGAACGAGTGCAACTACCGTATGCCCTTTACTTGCTGTTTCCGCTGCCTTAGCAACCCAATCGATGATTTCTTTGCCGTAAGGTGGATTCATCCAGCATGTCCCAGTCCACTCTTGCTTTAGACCATCAATTTCAGGTGTAAAATAACGTTCACATTTAGCGTTTTCAGGCAGAGCACAAACGTCTAAATCAAAGTTAAATACTCGATCCAATTTTTCGAAAAAATCTTGCGGCGTAGCCCATACATCAGTTCGATCATCAGCTAATCCAAATAACTTATTTTTTGTCATGGAATTCATACATTCACCCCATCAATCAATTGCTGAATATTTCTAGGAATTGGCATGCCCTCCCGGCGGCACATCTCGACGTATTCGTGCGGATTGTCAAAAGGATCTGGCCCTAATTCCTTTGTAAGCTCAGGCTCTTTTTCCTTAGCCTTAAGCTTTTGTACTGGTGCAGGTTTACGACCATTGATTTTTAACCGTTCCATCAAAGATTTGAGATGCTTTTGCGCTTCGTCATTGCTTACTGGGGTGTGTTCAGGTTCTTTATGCTCTAGTTGTAGCGGTGGAGTGTAAAACTCTTGCTGACGGCCTTTTAACTGAGCTTTAGCAACCATCACGTTGTAGGTCCCGAAGAAATTATCTTGAGCTGCTCGCATTTGGCCGGCTTCGATCAAATACATCACTTCGTCTAATGCATATTTTGTAATTTGTGTAATAACCACGGTACGGTCAGTCGTAAACTTACATGCACGTGACCAAGCTTCCTCTGGAGACATCCAACTTTCACCGATACACCAGGTGCGAAACTCGGCAAATGACGGCATAAAGCGTCCACCTGCTGTAAGTAAACGAGCAAGTGCGTTGTTAAATTGGTTTTGTTGAACGCCAACCAGTGTTTTAAGTGCGATTTGCTCAACCACTGACAGAGGAATTGCACTTTCGCCTGTTGCTGGAAATTGCTTATTGAACTGAGCAGCGTAAACAGTGCGAAGAGAAGCGATTAATTGACGCACTTCGTTCAAGGTAATCTCATGCATGACCTACCTCCTCAATCATTGGAAACTTTTTTGCTGGGGTTACATCCACGATTTGAGATTCGCTCTGTTCTTCAAAAAGATTAGCGAAGTAACCCGACTCTTGTGGTTTTTGACCGGTTGAAGTGATTTGCTCTTGTTTCTTGCGGTTTGCAGCAACTTGTTTCTCGTTGTTTTGAACCCAAGAGAACCACTTAACCAACCAGATGCTTGGTGTATTCAACGAACTTGATTCGTTTGCAAAGTACCAGTCACCGAAATTTTGAATCATGATTCTCAAGTCGATTTCAGGTACAGAAACAAATCTTTGTTGAGCAAGTGAGATGAAATCGTATTGAAACTCGCTGTATTCAGAAATGAATTCACGCATTGAGTAACGCTTGTGATCATCGATCTGATACTGAGCAAATTGGATTGGTGTAAATTGCGAATTTTCTTCACGCGCATTACTACTACTATCTATATATTGGTTATCGGTTAACGGTTTATGGTTAAGGTTTTTTTGGCTTTCACTTTCAGAACCCAAAATTAACCCACTGGGTTTTTGTGGGTTTTCAGAATTAACCGAGTCGCCTTCACTTTGGTTTTCTTTTGGTTTTTCCTTACGTGGACGCCCACCTTTCTTACCATTTTCACGATTTTTATCCCCTACTTTTTGATAAGCGGCGATTTCTGAATCACAACGTTTGTTGTGAAACCCGTCTTCCTCTTCCACAAAAAACTCTTGCAGCACAATTAATACTGCATCCCTTTCTTCTTGGGTATTTGCACGTAACCGACGAAAAACCGACTGGGTTTCTTTGGGTAATGGTTTTTCATTCAAATAATAAAAATCGAGAGCACGGCGATAAAAGCACTCTTCAACTGGGCTAAGGTGCGCTGTAGCAACCATAAAGTCGCTGATATGGTGGAGATATTTATACATCAGTGACTGCTCCTAATTTTACAAGACCGCGCATTTCCAACTGACGAATAATTCTTGGAGGAATAAATTCGTTGTTGATTTTGTAGCGAATACGAGACTTTTCTTTCACCTGAATTAGTTTGTGCCCATCCTCCATGAGACGGCGAACTGCTATAGCCTGCCCCCCCATATGGGTTAATTCTTCAAGTTGATAAAATCTTTCCTGAGCCTCAATTGCGGCATTCATAACTGAAAGTGGCATAGCTGCTAATTCTTTAGCCGAATAGATCTTTACTGGTTGTTCCAGTGGAATTACCACCTCAAGCGGTGTGGTAGAAACGGAAATATCCTGTTTTCTTTTTGCTGCATATCTCACTTTTCACCATCCTTTGGCTTAACATAACCTCCAAAAGAATCAATCAAACACGCCTTGGTTAAGCTGGTTACAATCTGCTGTGCTAACCACTGCGTTATGCGAAATTGACGAGCCATAGCCTCTGAAAATTCAACTTTGGTTACCGCTGCATTATTTTCGTCATAACCTTTGTTGCGTAAATTTTGCTTTTTCACCTCAAACAGGTGCCCAAGTACTCGCAATGCAGGTTCATAAAAAGATTGGATTTCACTTTGCTGACGAGAAACTTTGATTTGCTGTGTAAAGCTGTTCATGACACCTCCGCTAATGCTTGCTCAGCGCTTGTTAGTCGGCGTTTGGCGTTAAGTTCAGCAACTGTTGCTGTTCGTATTTCTTTTGATGAAACCAGAAACAAATGATTTTGTGATTTGATAGTCCATAAACTAGTCAGGGTTTTATTTTTGACTTCAAACAAATCATTTGATTTAAAACTTCGACACTCTTTAGTAAGTACTACAACGTCACCCACTAAAAATTCTGGCTGGTTGCGTTCGGTTGTTTGATTTGATAAATTAGTTTTATTCATTTGATTCATCTCAATTGAATGCCTAACCACTCCTGTTCGCGCAGGTAGTGGTTTTTTATTTGAATAAAATCCGCATGTATTCAGGGGAAGTGAATGCATGTGCTAAATAAACTCGCGTTGCTTCTGCAATTTCAGGTGAGCAATACACATCACTTTCTGGCACCACCTTCAATCCAATGGCTGTCAACAGAGAGCTAATAAATTCAATCTCTGTCAATCCATTGTTTTTCTTGTCATTTTTCATTCTCGACAAGGTGCTTGCATCTATTCCCACCTTCTCGGCTACTTGTCTTTGGTTGCTAGTATTTAGTGCTTGCAATATGAGCGATTCGTTATTGCTAGCGCTTGCAGGCAATTCATTTGATACTTTGCTCATGGTTAAGGTCCTAAGCGGTTAATGATCCAAGGTTTCTACTTTTTGTCGTCTGGGGACGTAGTTCAATCCAAATATCTTGATAGTTATCAGGGAAAAGTTCTTTTCGTGTTGTTAAACCAAGATCTTCAGCAATAACTGCTAACCTGATTTTTTTATCAAGGGGAATAGCTTTCCATCCACTAACTGATGGCGGAGTAATCCCTAGAAGTCTTGCTACCGCTGTGACACCACCTAGCTTGTCTATAAGTTGTGCGTCATTCATAACGTGCTCCTAATTTTTCTTTAATTATTAGGTATTCCTTATTACAAATCAATAGGAATACCTAATTTTATTTATGTTAGGATTTCCTAACATTGTGAGGATAGTTGTATGAATACTCTTGCTGAACGACTTAGGTATGCTATGGAAGTTTTGCCACCTAAAAAGATTAAAGGTGTTGAGCTTGCTCGTGCAGTAGGAGTCAAGCCTCCTTCTGTAAGTGATTGGCTATCCGGAAAATCCAAAACAATGGAAGGTGAAAATTTATTACGTGCTTCAAAATTTTTGAATGTTAATCCTGCATGGCTAGCATCTGGCACGGGAGAGATTCAATCAAGCACGAGAGATAAATTTAAACAACTGGATATCGAAGAATTCAAAAAGAAATACAACATTAGTGATAGTGATGAAGCTCTTTTATTTTCAACAATTATCGAAAAACCTTTTACTCCATCATCTAAACGTTGGGTTCCTGTAAAGGCGTACTCCAAGATGGGAATGGATGGTTATTTTACTGACATGGGTTATGAAGGAAACGCTGGTGATGGATATGTTCCTACCCACACTGCAGGATCTAGAGCATATGCAGTAAAAGGTACGGGCGACTCTATGTTTCCAGCTATCCGTAATGGTTGGTATGTAGTATGTGATCCAGATGCGGAACTTGTGCCAACAGAGTTTGTTCAGGTGTGTTTAAGGGACGGAAGGTGCACAATTAAGGAATTTGTAGGAATAAATGGTGGTGTTCTGAGTTTGTTGGCCGTTAATGGTAGCGAACGCCTATCTTTTGATATGGATGAGGTCGAAAGTATTACGGCTATAACTGATATTGTTCCGCCAAGTCAGCATAGACAGGAACATCCCAAAGCTAATTAAAGTAGTAGATTCGATACAATCTATATATAAATTTTTTATTAAATGGCAA